GCGACCAATTGTTTTGATCGTTAAATGTTGTGGCATGAATGTCATCATGCCGGAAACGTGTACCAAGACAGACTGCGCGACCACCTTCGAACATCGTTGGTGCAATCACAGCATTCCAGTTATCCTGCATCATCTTTCTGATGTCAGGATTTGAAATGTCAGCAGCTGATTTGATAGGGTCATCAATGATTACCAAGTGAGAACGCTTGGATGTCACTGAACCTTTAAGGCCTGCCGCACAAAGAGTAAATTGTTCATCACCTGTTACGTCAATGCCAGCAAATTTATGATCGATTGACCAATATTCATTGCTGGTGACGTTTTTTAAAAGACGTACAGAGGGAAAAACTTCTTGATACCGTTTGCTTTCAATAATTCGTTTAATAGTTGCTGATTTAGAACGCGCAATATCAACCGTGTAAGACAAGTAAAGAATCTGTAACGGAAGCTTAGCTTGAGTGTGAATACCAATAGCCCATGCAGTAAATAAACCAAGGACTGTTGATTTAGCCGAACCCCTGGGGCCAAGAAGATCTACGTTTGGACCAGCAATTTTAATAAGGCACGAACTATCTTGATCTGTTACAAAGTGATGATGCCATTCTTTGTGATGCCGAGCAGGGGGTTTGTCTGCGACGTACTCACAAAAATAACCAAAGTCTTCGCGAGCCTTCTTAAGATCAGTTTCGTTTTTAGGAACTTTGATCTGGTGATTACGCGCAGCCGCTTTTGCGTTGCGCCGATACGCGAGATGAACGTAAGAAGGCACAGAACTAAATCAGAGTATTGCTAAATACTAACCGAATACGGCTTGCTGTCTGAACGGATCTTCTGATTGAGCTTGGCGACGATACTCTTTAGACGCCGCACTGGCTGCCTTTGCTTTCTGTGGATCGTACTCAGATTGAAATGCACCCTGTGCTTTTTGTTCTTCTGAAGTTTTTGCTGCAGTAGCAATTGCAGTTTCGAACTGTTGATCTTCTGGAGCGGTGGACAAACCAGGACCCGTTTGAGGAGATCTATCAAATGGATTTTGAATCATATAGCCTTCACCTGGTTTAAATTTTGATCCAGGTGTAATAAGGGGCATGATATTACTTGGATGGTACGAACCAGGAGGCCTATCCATGCCCCTTGGGCCAAGGTTTGAAGAAGGTGCCTGAGCAATCAGCTCACCTCTTGGGCCTTTGGAAGAAGACCAATCAACTGCTTCACCTTTTGCTTGATCTAACAACTTGTTTTCAAATTCTTCAATTTTTTCTTCTGATTGCATATTCGCTTGTTCTTTTTCCCACAAGATAGAATACGCATTTTGCACTTTCTCGGAAGCACGTCTTTGACGATAATCTTCTCGTCCAACATTTTCTAAACCGTATTGTTGAACTTCGTAATCTTCAGGAGTTGCTGCACGATCAAAGTAAGAATAATTTCCTTCTACCAGGGGTATTTCAAACCCCATTTCAACTAACTGTTGTCTGTAAGCTGCACGAGATGGAGCATCTGCCGTACTTTTATATTTAGCATTTTCTAAAGGAGTTTTGTAAAGCTGTTCAAATAAAGCAGTTCGTTGTTGTGAAGCAGCATTATATCGATCCATATAAGTGGACATATCTCCACCCGTAGGATATGGCGCCAACCTGTCTGCGGCTTCTGCATAACGTTTATACAATTTACTGCCTAAGCTATATCCTAAATTTTCTCGCGAAAAGTAACCTCCGTATTCTCCATACGCAGGAGAATAATAAACATTTGGAGTGATGTAATTAGTTGCCGGAACTTCTGCGTAATAACCTTCTGCTGTTTTTTGTAATGCTGGCGATGGTTTTTGATTTGCTTTAACTTGCTCCAGGGCTTGTTTATAAACCCTTTCGGCTCTTTGTTCTGGAGTCTCTTTAGGCGCTTTAGGTTTTGGAGGTGGTTCAACAACCGATCTTTGAACTAAGTCGGGAGAAACAGAAGCCAGAGTTCCGCTGCTGCGTTGCAAATCATATGTTTGCGTAGCAAGAGCTTTTTGAGGATCTCCTCCAGCGCTTGCTAAAGGTACATAAGCACCCCTGGGCAAAAAAGGATTCGCACCTGGTTTTGCATTGGGATTATTCCTATACCACTCGGCAGGTCTTATGCCATACGTTTTGTGAATCCAGTTATATAAATTTTCGTTAACCATTGTTCTGTTTTACTTCTTTTTGTTTTTTTGCTCTTGATATTTACGAGCTTTATCTAATGCAGCTTTGCGTTTTTCTTTATCGGACATTTCAGTCCCATCTTCTTTTTTAGCTTCTTTCTTCTTGAAATGCTCAAGAAGTTGAGGCGGCATCTTACCCTTAGCCATCAGCGCTGAACCATTTGACGAATGCGATCAACCATCGCCTGGTAATCCGGCGTACCTTGCTCGGGCATGCGACGTGCACGACCAGGACCAAACACAATGCCTGGACTTAATTGAACGGGGCCTGGATTTTGGAATCCAGCGCGAGTGGCAGGAGAAGGAAAAGGAGCAACAGGCGCTTCACCTTTAGCTGCTTGTGCGAACACTGCTTCAGCTCCTTCAGGACTTTCTTGCTGCTGCACTTCTTGTGCGCGTTGGCCAATAGCAGCACGACGCTGACGAATACCTTCAGCTGCTAAAGCTCGCTCATTAGGCCCCATGCCACGAGTTTCTGCACCCATTTCTATTAAGAATTCTTTATAAGTATCTTAGCTTAATTATTCTTCAAGTTGCATTCGAGCCCATACGCTCATCGATGCTTCCTGCAAGGGACCCTCAATCGGATCATCTTTAAAAATAAACATTAACTCACGAATAGCTCTATCTGCTCCAGCCATCAGCAAGCCTTTTCGATCCTTGGAAGAAGTAAACGACTCTACTTGAGCAATAGTCCCCCGGAGTTCTTTTTCCATTGCCGCAATACGTGCTACACCCGCATCACGTTTAACACCAAAATTTTCAATGTCTTCACGGAGTTTGCGAATATCTTCCTGCATCTCACCAATCTCCATAAGGAGTGTTTTACGGTGATCAGGCTTTTTGTAATGCTGTTTAATCCAAGATTCACACGAAACAATGCTCCCCTGGTAACCAAGGAAGCGAGCATATAGATAGCTTTCAATTACCGAATAATTATCGGATGCAAAAGCACAGAAAGCTTCTTGGGTTGAACTATCGAGATTATCGACCCACTGGTCAAATAGCTCAATATCGATAAGCTCGTTGGGCCTGCGCGTAATCTCGTGCTTCGTCTTGTTGGCGGAACTCTTGCTGTTGCTCAGCGGAAGTTCGCTGTTCGGTTGCACCTTTACCGATGGTTTCACGCTCTTGCTCACCAGCAGTCTCCATTTTCTTTTTGGAAAATTCGTAAGCCACGCCAGCCGCTTGACGATATTTGTCTAGGTCAAACCAATCGTCAACGTCTACTTGTCCAACAGGAACGGAACTGGTCATGGCTTATAAATCTTACAAGAAAAAATCAGAAGTTGCTCATCATTTGAGCAAGGCCAGTAGCAAAGATGTCACGACGACTTTCCAGGGACTTTTGCCGTTGTTGACGACCCTTGGAGGCTTCAAGACGCTCAAGCAGCTGCTCAAACTTATTGATATCAAAGTAATCTTCTGCCGTGGATTGGCCGACCGGGGTGGAAGTCATTGGTGTTTAACTCACTGAAATAATTATATCAAGCAATATTTATCAGAAACTAAAGGAGCCGACCAGTGTCTGATAAATATTGCCTTGAGATTGTACTTTGGCGAGTTCTTTGGACCCTTCATTTTTTAACTTTTGGGTTTCTTTGTCAATCTCGCCTTGTAAGTTTGTCAAGCCAGCACTATACAAATACTGCCGGGTGTCGCGAACATTTTGTAATTGCTGTTCAATTTCTGCTGGAGTACCAGTGAATTGATCACCAAACTCAGGAGTTGCAATTTTAGTCCGTCCAGCAATATCTCCTGAATACGCAGGAAGAAGTGTCTTATCAAATTTAAAAGTGCGCTTACCAGTACGATCACCAGCTTCGTCGGTAGTTTGCTTACCGAACATAGTGTCGTAATAGTTATCTAAATAACTTTGATTAAATTTCTTTTGATATTCAGCACTCTTGGTAAGAGAACTCTTGAGATCTTCAACGTTGGAATAATATCCCTGGTTAAAGCGCTCCAGGGCTTTTGTTTGTTCTTCTTCTGTAGCTTGACGACCAAGAAGTTCTTCATACGCAGCAGACACACCAGTCTTTCTACGTTGAGGAAGAAGCTCTTGCGTATAAATATTCGTTAAACGAGAAATGTCCTCTTCTGGAGGAGTAATGTCATATCGTGACGCATAATCACGAAGTTGAGAAGTAACATCACCGTACCCTACAAGACCTTGACGCAGTTGTGATTCAAGACCACGAACAAGACCTGAGTAACCAGCGGCACCAGAAGCTTTCCGCGCTTCTTCTTTTGCCTTTGCCTCTGCACGTTCCTGTGCCGCACGTGATTCAGCAGCAGCTTCTTTCTGTTGTTGATATTGAAGAAACTTCTCAAAACTATCATCCTTAGGGATGGGAGTTGGAGTGTAATTAACAGAAGTACCGCCCATGGTTAAATATTAGTGAAACGACGACTAAAAGCAGTAGGACCAAACATTCCCTCCATTTTGGCGGCTTCTTGAAAACCTGTACGTTTCATATTAAGCAAATTTTCAAACAACGCAGCCTCTTTGGATTCAGGAGAGATACGGGCAAGTCTTTCACGACGAGACCGTTCGGACATCAAAGCAGTTTCTTGTGGGGCAAGTTCACTAAAAGCAGTTTGAAGCGCACGGCGTTGACGAGCTTCTTCTATATCAGATCCAGTGGTGGCTTGGAAAAGAGGCCCCCACATTCCCATGCCCATCTGGGCTTTGGCAGTATCTCGACCAATCTGAACGTCGGAAAGGCGTTTTGCATCAGCAGCTGCAAACTGAGCTTGTGCTGCGCTTGCGGCACTTTGCGCTCCCATGATTCCGCCAAAAAGACTGGAACCAATTCCGAATACACCTAGGCCAAGAGTTAATGGATCCATGCCGCTTTTTAACAGATTCCCACTATTGAAACTATTTGATTCTCCACCGCCAAAACTAAAGCGAACGTCTTTTAACCGAGGATCGGCTTGTAGTTGTCCTTCTCCAGTTCCGTAGTATGCGGCCATGAATTCATTTTAACCTGTATAGCTTCCGTAATATTTAGTCGGTTGAAAATTATATCCAGGTGTTTGGATATTCATGCCATATTGCTGTGGCTGTGCGTAAATATTGGCTACGTTTCCAGCAGCTGCAAGTTGAAGAGCAGCTTGCGCACCAAATGCGTTTGCAATTGATTGAGGAATGGTTTTAAACAAGGCACCATATTTAGCGCCTTCACGCATACTTTCTAAACCAATTTTTTGTGCCCGTTCTGCCCGACGACCTTCAAACTCTTCAAAACGTTGCAGTTCTTCTTGAGTAGGTAATGCTGTTTGGCTACGACCAATATTTGAAAACACATCACCCAAGGCTTGTGTTTCAATTAGATTTTTTAAAGTTCCTGCACGTTCTTTCTCAGGAAGCAAGCCAAGCATTTGCTGAACCTGCGGAGGCAGCCCAGGGATTTTTTGTTGGAAAGAACCGGCAAGTTCTGGCATTTTATTTCTCCAATCAGAAGCTAATGCTGGGGGCTTGCATTACGGCGCCAGCGTAGGGACTTTGGCTAATGGCTGTACGGAATGTTGCACCACGCTCTTGCTGACCTTCGCGAGCCAACGCACCCATGGTGGCTTGACGCCCAAGAGTCTGATAAGCAGACGTTTGAGAAGCAAGTAAAGCCTGCTGATTAACAAGTTGACTACGCTGCAAACGCTCAATAAGAGGAAGTTGAGCTTTCTGCATTTGAAGCTCTTGTTGCATTTGGAATTGCAACATCTCTTTATCAAGAGCAAGCC